CCCGTCCAATGAGTTGGTGTTGTTGCAACAACCGCACTAGCCAGATCACTAGCTACTGCCTGCCCAAGCCCATAAGATGCTCCTGGGGCTGGGAATGTTGATGATGCAACATTCATGGTTGTTGTTTGGTTCGTTGGTCCTGAAAATCTGACTCGATACTTCAGCCAGATATTACCTAGGATTGCTCCATTCGTGCCGCTTGCATGCCAGAAAACCGATCCGGTGGTGTTAAAACCAGATGGGTTACTGCCGTTCGCTGTGAAATGCCACTTCGATTTCATCAGCCTATCCACTGGTAGACGTACCCTTCCTCCTACCCACGGAACATCTGAGAACCTGGGCTCGACTCCCATCGCTGTTGAGAGACTTGAAGGTATGTCATTACCATCATACGCAAATCCAGTAACCTGGATACCGGAGACGTTAGTTCCAACCGCTGGTCGGAACTCTAACTCTGCGGCCTCCACCCTATACTGTGAGTAGAGTTGCGCAAACGTGTCGAGGCGTGTCATTCCGGATGCACCAGGCCAAAACTGCGTGCTCTGCGGCGGCGCAGTTGACGGTGGTACGACACAAGTCATGGCAAGTTCTGTAAACTCTAGAACAAGCTCATCACCTCGAATGGTCCCATTCGCTCTTGCATTGAGCTGACCATATGAATATCCAGCTGCCACGCTGGTTTTGGGCTTAAGGGCCTTGCGGCCTGCACCTCTTCGGCGCATCGGATTTTGCCTTTTGGACATCTTCCGTACCTATACCAGGAGACGTAAGCACTTGCCCCAGTCCACTGCTCGTATCTCATCTTCAAGAGCCACTTGATCTTCAGGAGATATATCGAACGCAAGACTGTAGCTAGCACGAACTTCTGGAGTGACACTCAACCCAACAAACGCCTTCTCTCTATCGAGCTTTCTCAACATTTTCGTGTCTAAATAGCTCTCATCGAAATCAACGTTTGCTAATGCTCTTTCCAAAGAAGAGGCAATTACATTAAGGATTGGTACACCGTCTGACATAACGCGCTCACAATGCATCACGGCTTTTGCATATTTAAGCCAAGCGCGTCCCTGGTATGACCGAATTGTATAAGGAAGTCGGGACAGCACGCGCCGGTAATCGCGCACCATCCGCCAGCCCGTCACGGTCTTGACAGGGTGGCTTTGACAAAACTGGATCTGTTCCGTTATGGACGTCTTCTCTTCTATTTTGGTTGTCATTCCCAAATTCTTAAAGACTCCTACATCCCAGCAGTCAAACAATCGGCGAGGAATTGCCATTACTGAATCGTCACCATCAAGCAGCAACGTTGCTTCGTCCAACGCTCCATTACGGAAAAGGAACGCGAGCATAACGACAGCATTAATAACGTTGTTGCCTAAGGAAGTGTTGAAGTCTCCGCTCATCCTGCC